AGTTTCTCAAGCTCTGCATGTGTGGCTGCACGAAGATCGTGAACGTGACAGCAAAGGTCGTTTCACGTGAAACACAGGAGGTTCAAATTGCCAAGTGTCAGTAAGGCGCAATCACGTTTAATGCACGGTGTCGCCTCCGGCAGCATCAAGGGCTCCAGCGTGCCCAAGAAGGTCGCCAAGGAGTATGTCGCCGCCGACCACGGCAAGAGCCAGGCGAAACTGCCCAACCGGAAGTCCGCGCCGAGGGGGCGTTAGCTATGTCGGCGTTTCACTTGCTGCGCTGCATGGTCGCCCTCGCCGGGGACCAGGGCAACCAGGTCTACCGTCACCGCGGCCGGCCGATCGTGTTCCCCGAGCTACCTATTCTTCAATTCATGCACGGCGAAGAGGCGATCACCGACATCCATGTGGTCGGCACCTGGGAGACCACCAATGACGAGGTGCTGCAGCGGCTGATCACGGTCTACGCACCGGAGACGGTGCAGGCGGTGTTTCCTGGTGCACGCCCTCGCCTGCCGCTTTCTGATCCGTCGATCCCGCGGTGCACCTTGCCGGTCTACAAGGCGAAGCCCACCCGGCCGGAGAACCCTGATCCGCGGTTGCGCCCGCTGGATCAGTTCACCATCACGCCGGATATGCCGCTCATGGACGCGCCTGATCTGCCCGCCGAGACCGAGCCGACGCCCGATGAAATCGCCGCGCACGCACAGGACGATGCCGATGATCTGGGACTGGCTGACCCTGCTGACCGCGATGACCCTGCTCCTGCTGAGCTTCCTGATCGGGTAAGGCCGGAAGACCTGCCGCACATCGTGCGGGACACGCACGGGCGTGGCTCGTCCCGCAGGGCTGCGCCGGGACGCTCGCTCAACTTCCTGCCCGACGTGAACGCAGGCGGCAGTCACTCGCCCAGCCATGTGCCGAAAGACAGTGGTCCGGCGCCTACGGCGGCCCGAGAGGCCCGCAACCGTGGGTAAGCTTCCCTCGCTCGCTTCGCTCGCGCTCGCTCAGGAAGGATACTGAAGTGGGTAAGCAGCTTCGCGACATGCTGACTGATCTCAGGGCTGAGGTGGGCCACAGCACCAACGTGGCGCACGGCATCAACGATCGCGACACGCTGCTCTACTACCTCAACCGTACGCAGGTGCAGCTGTACCAGGACTATGACTGGCCGCAGCTGATCATCGATCGGGACATCAGCCTGGCGGATGGCCAGCGATACTACACCTACCCGACCGACCTGGCGTTCGATGACATCACCCACATCTGGGTGCTGATCAACACGGTCTACAACGAACTCGCCTACGGCATCGGCCCTTACGAGATGGTGCTGTGGAACTCGGACAACGGGTTCAAGGCGTGGCCCACCCGCAAGTGGATGCACCACGCGGACGACAACACCATGGAGCTGTGGCCGGTCCCGGACGCCAGCGCGATCGACGCCAACGCCATCATCCGGGTGCGCGGGACCAAGACGGTCCGCAAGATGATCAACGACAGCGACGAAAGCACGCTGCCGGATAACCTGATCGTCCTGTTCTCTGCCGTCGAGATCCTGCAGCGCGACAACGCCAAGGATGCCGCGCTCAAACTATCCAAGGCCAACGAGGCGATGCGCCGACACAGAGTGAGGCAGTTCTCCCACAAGCAGGTGCGTCCCATGGCGATCGGCGGCGGCGGTGGGGACGCGCAGTCGCGGCCCGGGCATCAGCCGGTCCTGGGTCTCGACTACATTCCACCTGGGTATGGGTCTGGTCCCGGGTCGGTCGAGCACTGATGAACCAGGAGCTTGCCGAACATATCAGCTTGATAGCAGCACCGCTCTACGCCGCTTTCCTGGCGCGAGTTATCGTGACGCGGGTGGACAACGACATCCCCATCGAGACGTTGATCGCGCTGCGTCGGTGCGCGCTGGAGCAGGCGCAGGCGCTGTGGCTCGACGTGTTGGAAAGTCGTGAAAGTGGCTGACACCAAGGTCTTCTCGGTCGTTGACTTCAAAGAGGGCCTTGATGTTCGCAAGACCCCGCTGACGGCGCCCGGAGGTTCGCTGCGCATCCTGGAGAACGCCGTGCTCAACCAGGGCGGCGAGATCGAGAAGCGCCAGGCGTTCGTGCCGATGACCACGATGCCGCCGGATTACACCTACCTCTTCGGCCAGGGACACGGGCTGCACGCGTTCGGTGTCAACACCACCGCGGCGATCCCGGCCGGGACGCTGCCGGTGCCCATTACCACGCACAACCTGGCCGCGGCGCCGGAGACGATTGTCCAGCTGCTCGACGTGGAGGCGTACGACGACAAGTTCTTCGTCTGCGGCCGCGGCGCGAGCGGGACCACCTATTGCTGGTACAACAACGTGCTGGTCCTGGAAGCTGATGGCAGTTTCAGCCACGGCACCTACGTCCGCACCTGGCGCAGCAAGATGTTCCGGGTCGACGGCAAATACCTGCGGTTCTCCGGGGTGAACAACCCGGCGCAGAATGATCCCGCGTCGGTGACCGAGCCGGGCGCAGGCTTCATCAACATGGCGCTGAACGATGCAGACGGTGAACATCTGGTCAGCATGGAGGTCTACTACAACAACATGGCGGTCATGGCGCGGCTGCAGACCCAGCTGTGGGCGCTCGATCCCGACCTGACCAAGGACACCTTGTCGCAGCTGCTACGGATCGGCATCGTGGCGCCCCGCTCCATCGTGCAGTTCGGCACCGGCGATGTGCTGTTCCTGTCCGATAGCGGCGTGCGATCACTGAAGGCGCAGTATATCAACCTGGCCGCCAGCGTGTCCGATGTCGGGTCGGCGATCGATCTGCTGTTGATCCCGGTCATCCGGGGCATCACCGGCAATGATCTGGACAAAGTGGACGCCGTCGTGCAGCCGATCCAGGGCCGTTACTGGTTGACCATCAACGACACGATCTATGTGCTGAGCTATTTCATCGCCGGCAGTATCACGGCGTGGTCCACCTTCAAGCCGGGCTTCAATGTGCGGCACTTCGCCGTGGTGGAGAACATGGTGTTCTGCGATGACACCGCCGGTAACATCTATCTCTATGGCGGGCTTACGCGCAACGAGTTCGACAGCTGCAAGGTTACCGTGCGCACGCCGCACATGAGCGCCGACAGCCCGACCGAGTGGAAACGCATCAAGAGCGTCGATGTGATGTGCCAGGGCCAGTGGTCGATCAGCATCGGTATGCTGCCCAACAACACCGAGGCGTTCGAGCTGTGCGCCACGATCCAGGACAACACCTATGGGCTGATGTCGATCCCGTTCGCCGGCTACGGCACCCACATAGGCGTGCACATGGAACACCAGGCGCCGGGACCGGCGACGATGGCGGCGCTGCATTTCAATATCCAGAGCGGGGTGACCAAGTGAGCACGCGCGTTGGCATGCACGAGGTCTCGCGCGAAGGGATCACGCACATCGTGCGCAACCTGCGTCCTCGCGATCGACAGGAAATCTTCGCGCTGCGCTGGAACGACAGCGAAGACGAGCTGATCGACAGCGTCCTGCAGTTCGCCGGTGCGCTGTGGAAAGTCTGGTCCTGGGACGGCGAACCGGTCGCGGTCAACGGGGTTGTCCCGGCGCGCCCAGGCGTGGTGATCGCCGGGGCGTTCGGCACGGACAAGTGGCGCAAGACGCTGCGGCCGATGACGGCCTGGTCCCTCAACTTCCTGATCCCAGTGCTCAAAAATTCCAACTATCACCGCGGCGAGGCATACGTGCTCGCCGCCAATACCGACAGCCGCCGCTGGATCGAAGCCCTGGGCGGCGAGGTCGAAGCCCTGTTGAAAGGCTACGGCCGCGAGCGCGAGGACTTCCTGTTGTATGCCTGGGACCTGACCCGGGAAAGGAGTGACGACCATGTGCTTCAGTGGCGGCAGCACAAGCAGCGGCACACAGTATCAGGTTGTCGGCTACACTGATCCTACGTCGGGCGCGACCAACTACTACTACACCGAGCAGGGCGTGCCCGGTGAATACGCCGCGCGTGGCGCGCAGACCGTCTCGCAGTATCAGACCATGGCGAGCCAGGATCTCAGCGACAAGCAGATCGCTGCGAACAAAGAGATCGCCGCGCAGCAGGCAGCCTTCAATGAGAAGCAGTTCGCGTATGAGCAGGAACAATACGCGCAGCAGCAACAACAGACCAACGAACAAGCCGCGCGGCAGAGCGCCTATGACACCGGGCGTGCGCAGCTCCTGGGTGAAGGCACCAACCAGATCAACACGGCGTTCTCGAAGTTCTCGCCGGAATACTTCAGCCAATACGCCAAGGATTATATGTCCAAGGCCACGGACCAGATCGATTACCAAAAACAGCAGGCCCAGAAGGACCTCGCCTTCGGCCTCGCCCGCCAGGGCATTTCCTCCAGTCAGGCTGGCATCAACGAGCAAGGTCTTCTGGAAGAGACGGCAGGCCGTGCCACGGCCGAGCAAACCGCGAACGCGCAGCAAGCCGAGGCCAACCTGCGGTCCAACGTCGCTGGTGCCAAGCAGAACCTCTTGTCCCAGGTCACGTCGGCGGAAAGCATCGGTTCCCCTATAGCGGGGAGTACCACGGAGGACGTGAACACCGCGCTGCAGACCCAGAAGAGCGGCATCTCGGGGATAACCAGCACCGCGGGGGACACAGTCTCCAGCCTGAGCGCGGTCCCCACGGTCAGCACACTCAGCAACATTTTCTCGGGCGTCCTGGGCAGCACGGGAAACCTGCTCAGCGGCGTTCAGTCGGCAGCGATCGGCAACGCGGTCAGCCGTGGTCTCTCCGGGACCAACCCAAGCGGCGGCAGCACGAAGTGAGGACGCGCCATGTGTGAACCAATTTCAGCCGGCATCGCCGCCGGCATCGGCGCGCTTACCTCGATCTACGGCACGATCCAGGCATCCAAGGCGTCTACATCCGCGGCGAACGCCATCACGGCGCAGAACCAGGCCACCACGAAGGCGCAGAACGAGGGGTTCACCTCACGGTTGACCGCGAGCCTGGCGCAGACCGCGGCGCAGAGTGCCGCCTCGCAGGAGACGCTGGCCGCGCGCGACACGTCAGCGAGCAACATGCGCACCCAACAGATGGAGGCGTTGAAGAACTACCAGGACACGATCAACGCCGAGAACGCCCAGGCCGAGGCGCTGCGCAAAACCGGCGATACCGCGGCACAGGACCTGTTGTCCCGGACCAGCGGGACCGCGCTCACCGATGCGCAGACCGCCCAGCAACAACAGGCGGCGGAGCTGCTCAACCCGAGCCTGCCGCAAGGACCAGAAGCGAGCGATCCCTCGGGCGGCAACAACGCGGTCACCAGTGACACCACCGCCCAGAACGCGACGGCACGGCGTACCGCCGAGGCGGCCACCAACATCCGCAACTACGGCGCCAAGATCGGCAAAGTCAGCTCGTACGACGCACCGATCAACACGACCAACCTGGCCGTCACCGAAAACAAGACGGGTATCATGCCGGCACAGACCGCGGACTATCTCCTGCGCTCAGGCAGCAACACACGCCTGTTGCCGACCCAGGTGCAGTACAACGCTGCGACCGGGCTGGGGCAGGCGATGGACACTCTGTTGCAGTCGAAGGGTCAGAGCGCCCTCGATACCGCCAGCCTGTCCTACGGCAACGCCACCGACATCGCCAACCTGACGCAGTCCGATGCCGAGACCATCGCGAAGAACGTATCGACACAGGCGCAGGCTAATGCGGCGGCGCAGAAGAGCCAGGCCGGGATCATCAGTGGGGTCGGTAATCTGGGCCTTTATGGTGCCGGCTACTTCGGCGGTGACGCGCTGAAAGAGACGGGCAAGTCGGTTCTCTCTGGTATCAGCTCGATCTTTAACCCGACCACGGCGAGCAACGTCACCAACCACGGGGCTTAGACCACGATGCCAACCTTCAACACCGGCGACAAGGAGTGGGACCAGGGCCTCAGCTCATTGGGCAATGCGTTGTTCCCCGACCCGTCGAAGGTCGCCCAGGGGTATTACTACGGCTCCGAGGCGCGCAAGGCGCAGATCGAAGCCGCCAAGCTGCAGGACCAGATGGCAGCCAGTCATACGGCGCTTGGCATGACCTTCGGCAATCAACCCAACCCGACCTATCGGCCGGGCGCGATGGACACAACCATCATGGTCGACCCGAGGGCGCAGCAGGCCGCCCCACCGGCGGCGCCTCCCGCAGCACCGGCCGCGCCCGCAGCAGCCGCGCCGCTTGCCGCGGCAGCCGCGCCCTCGATGGTTGCGGCACCACCCCCGGCGGCAGGCCAGGTGGGCGCGAACATGGCCCCCGGTGCGCTGGGTGCGTTGGTCGCGCAGGGTGGCGGTGCGGTGCCAGGCGGCTACGTGCCGCAGACCATGTCGCCGGAAGCTGCGTCGCAAGCCATCGCGGCGAAGGTTCAGGCTATGCCGGCGCCACCATTGCCCAGCGCGTCACCGCCGACACCGGCGACACCCCCGGCGCCGAACACGACCGGCTCTGACG